GATTATTTTGTTATACGCCGGGATGATTATGAATTTTGGGCAACATGGATCAGCAGAAGATCACAAGCGATACATGGAGCAGGTGATCTCCCAGGGCCGTCGCAGGTGCCATTGTGGTTGCACGAAACGCGCAACACATAGGGGCATGGCAAACGGAGTATGCCTCACAATTGGCTGTGAACTATATGTGCGGCGCTGGGTGCGGGACGGAATTAATGCGCGGAAGGTAGGCGTATAACGTTATTTTAAGACGCAGCACACTGAACTAGAAAAAGGCGCTGACAGTGATTTGTCGGCTTGAAAATGTTAGTTAGATTGCGAGGTCGATATGAAAAAACAAATAAATATTGGTAACGGAGACACTCAAGAAAGCGATGATGGTGCGACCACTCAGATCCAGATTGGATGGAATAAAACCCTAGTGGTATCAATTATTGCTATTACTGGATACTTATTTCTGACTTATGTGGTTGAGCCATGGACAATAGAAATATTATGCAAAGAGTTAATTAAGTGTGATTAGCAATCTAACGCCCAAAATCACCGGATAAATGCCGATTGATGAGGGTTAAATTTTACTAGAAACGGCGCGGCGTTTAGTCCGTGTGAATTTTGTTTGTTAGCTGAGAACGGAGCCAATTAGATGGAAGATTTAAGACACTTACAAAAAATGGGACTGATGGATAAAGAGCTTGTTGATGGGATGCAGTCGGCTATAGATCAAGCGCCGGAAGCTGACCAGATGCGTGCCGCGTTTAATCGCATGGATGAGCTGCAAGAAACGCCGACCCAGGAACGGCAAACGCCGAAACACTGCAAACCTCCTTTGGTAAAAAATGCCAAAAAGAGAGCGCGATCAAAAGGCATCACAAACAAAGATTATGGTCGCAAAGTAAAGCCGCACAGAAGTGGTGGCGGTATGTTTGTAGGCAGCTAACGGCGATTTTAAGCCGCCACGGGAAAATACTTTTAAAAACGCTGACAATGATTGGTCGGATTTCAAAATATTGTTAGCTTGCGACTACCTAGGAGGTGCTGAATTATGGATTGTAATAACGGTTTGACTTGGCTTGGTTTCTGGATATTTATGTCTGTATTCATAGCGTGTGACCATTGGATTTTCTCAACTGGTCGGGACTCTTTTTTCCAGACACACAAAACTGACGTAGAAAAAGAGCTGCAACGATTGAAGATTGAAGAATTGAAACTGAAAATTAAAGAGAGTGAGAGAGCAAGCTAACACTGGAATATACAGAACGCACAAAGATGAAAAAACTAATGGTTATTTTATTTGCATTATTTGCAGGGAGTGTGCAAGCTGATAGCTGGGTGATATCTGTTGGCAGCAAGCACATAAATCCAGATCGGGAGTTCAGCGAGTTCAACCCTGGCATCGGCTACATCGTCGAAATGAACCGGGTGATTTATAAATATGCGCCGGACTACGCGACTTATGGCGTTTATTATAACAGCCGAAAGAAGGTGAGTTATTATGCATCTGCTGGCTATATGGTGTCGAAACGACTGAGCTTTGAAGTTGGGCCTGCAAGTGGATATGGAAGTGTAGTTAGGATTGGAGTTATTGGCGTGGTGCATGTCGGCCGGGCGCGAATTATTATCGTGCCGCCAATTCCATCACTTGATATACCGCTGGTTTTTGGCCTTCAAATTAGGATTTAATTACCTCTTTCTTGCGGCGCAAACGATAACCCCGTTAGGCGCATTATAATCAAGCGCAGTCCTATCAATGATTATATCCCCATCCATCACCAGGCTAGCAACAGAGTCATCTGAGGGGTCTTCGTGGATGCAGCAAAGCGTATCATTCAGCGCGCTTGTTGGGTCGATCAGCACTACCGTCTTGCCTGCAAGGTCATTCCCGGCGAACGGATGCGGGATGATATTCATATCACGGTTTTTCATCGCATGATCGATTAGCACATCTTCAAATACCGGGTTCTGGATTGAATCCCAATATTCATCCATGTTGCCCGCCTCTTTTTTGACGCGCTTTCTTTGACTTACAAACTTAAATCCATTTATTGTTTTGACGCTTCGAGGGTCTATGCGATTTGGGCCATTGTAATGCCACGGCGGATCTTCTGCTGCATCAACTGCAATAACCTTGCCTGATGCATTGTCGATTAGCGCATAAATCATCAATCCGAAATCACCATTGCCAAGGTTATATGGTTTTGTAGCTGTAAAATATCGCCCTTGAAAATAATACGAAGTTGCTCCGGCATCACTCCTCTCAATCCCAATCCCCCAAGTGTATCCGCCAGCACTGTACCCCGCTATTTGACTATTACCAGAGCGAGCCACACCCCAGCCCAGCATGTAAGCGCCGCCGGTAAAAGCTATGTTGATTTTAGCTGCGCCCAGCGAAGCCGTTTGTGACTGTAGTGCCGTCTTGACCTCGCTCTGCCCGATGCTAAAGTCGCGCATTTGAGCCTGTCCAATCGAATTATTGGCCATTGCTGCTTGGGTCATCTCTGGCGCACCAGGGTCACCAGCAGCCATCGCCGCAAAGTTCGCATACAGCGCATTCCAATCTGATGCTTTGATTGGGTCATTTACAACTTTACCGCCAACATTAATCCATGCCATAGCTAACTGAACCTATAAGGCTCGCCTCCGTCTGCAAAGTTATTGCCATCACTGAACCAGCCAGCACCCGGTTGCGCGTCTCTCTCGGCCTGCGATGCGCTTGTATACGATGTATTTGAATCGTCTTGAAAATAGCCGTAACGACTGAATAAGAAAATGTGATTTGTTATTGTGTATCTGACCTGGGAGCCGTCATTGACAATCGCCTTTGATAGCACTAGCCCCGATATTCTATTGGGATTTCCGTAAACATCCTGAGACACATTTGAGTCAACATAAACAGTATCGCCGATTTGAACGTCATCGTCCCGCATATCAACGGTGATATCGATTATCTCGGGGATATCTACCGACCTGATTAATTTCTTCGTAATCACGTCAGTGGCAACAGCGGTTGATCTATTTAAGTAGCCATTTATAACGTCCTCATACTCTGCGTTATAAGCGTTCACACCTTCTTTTTCGAGATCGGCGGTGATTGCTACCGATTCAAAATTCTCTTCTTTGTCAAACTCTACGGGGTCGCTCATACGATAACGATAGGCAACACGCGTCACCTGCTCTTTTGGCAGAGAATGCCGCTTGACGGTGCCTTTTATAATATTCGATCCATCAGTTAATACTTTTGTGGCAGTGATTGGCGGCACGGATGTGCGTAATGTTATTTCGCTTAACTCGGAATCCCAGACGATAAAAACATCGTACTGTTTCGCCACATCGTCGAGGAATTTATCGACCCCCATCGGCTTGATGATCACCGTATCGGCTACAAAGTTACTAATCCAGTCGGCTTTAATCGTCGCCCACTTTGCGGCAGGGATATAAGCGTTATCAATATCAGTGTTGTTTGTGATTACATCTTCAACCATATCAACCACATTGCCGATAAACGCATAGGCTTCCTGCACGGATGATCCCGCGTCTTTATTTTCAGATGACGTGAGATTTCCGGTGATTGTAAAAACATCACCAGACCTCGTAAATGTGAATGCATACGTACCCATCGACGCCATACCACTTGCCGCGTATGCCGCACCATCGCCAGATTCAAGCGTAAACGATCCACCACCGGCAGTGTAAGCGCCAGAAAGCTTTCCCTCGCTAACTTTCGGCACCTTGGCTCTTTTTTTGTTAGTGAGGAATAGTGGATCGCGAGCGACCATGGAGACCTGGCCGCTATTATTTTTCAGCTCGATAGTGTCGATGATAAATGTCTCATCGATGAGGTCAGGCGATCCCTGCGAGGTATCAAGCCCGGCCTTTAGGAATCCACGTCGAACTCTAACAGTCGAGCCTCTGAGGTAAATATTTCTTGCCAAGAATCTGCCGAAAAACGACCCCTGCTTGCGGGCGTCATAGCCACGGAAATCAGAGCTATCAAGCTTCGTCCGGTACGGGTCAATGCCGATATCGCTATGAGCAAAGTCCATCATCGAGATATTAACCTCGGCCGTTAGTGATGCTTTTCCTAGCTGCAATCTCGCGGGCTTAACAGAAAGTTTACTGATGACGGGGAATGCATTTAAATCGAGCGGCAGACCTCCAACGTTTGAACAAAATGTTATTGTGCTAATTGTTTTTACGTAGTTGGCTTTATCCTGGCAGGTCGAATAAGTGTTGAAGCACTTCAAGGCCGCCGGCCCTACAGCAGTACACGGCGACAGGCCATAAACATTTGCGCAGATCGGCCGGTCAACCTCGATAAGAAAAAAAGGCTTCGCGCCGGGCATGACCTTTAAATCACTGTAGCTCACCGAGTAATACCCTCAAGCGGCAAGGTGACGGCCATGTATAGCGTTGATGTATATTTCGGCGTTGGCACCATTCGCGGCACCCGGCAAAATGCGGTTTCATCGGGATAAAGATCATTATAAGCCTGGTAGAAAAACCACTTCGACTGTAGCAATTCGGATATATCATCCCAATTTGCATGCACCCACGCGGCGGGCATATTCTTTATCACAACAGACCCTTTAGACCCATACTCAATGACCTTTCTGCCTACTGACTGATAACCCTCTGTAACGCCGTCAATGATCTTCGATTGGCGCGACATACTTAGCGGTGCGTAACCCACTCGAACGCCGACACCGAAGTCTGTGGCAACACCGAAATAAATCGCAGCAATCGACTGGTGGAGCTCAATCGTAGATACGTCTCCAAACTCAGGTACGTTATATTGCCAGACAGCATCCGAATTGAAGCCGATTATATACATGACGGACAAATTGCTATTGAATGATATTCCGGCTGGTGCTGATTCTTGGGCGTTAACACCGAAAGACCCATCAACAATGGCGGTTGTTACATCTCCATTTGTACTGAGATTGTATTGCCAGACAGATTCAGTGTTAACGCCTACAATATACATGACGGACAAATTGCTATTGAATGCAATGGATGTTGGCGTGCTTTCCTCCGAGTTAACACTGAAAGACCCATCAACAATGGCGGTTGTTACATCTCCATTTGTACTGAGATTGTATTGCCAGACAGAGTCAGTTGCAGCACCAAGGATGTACATGACGGAAAGATCGTTATTGAATGATATTGACTGCGGAAACGCGTCTTGAGTGGCAACACTGAAAGATCCAGTAAAAACGGCAGTTTCTACTTCTCCGGGCGTATCTAATTCATACTGATATACCGCATCTGAGCCAGTGCCAAGCAAGTACATTACAGACTCATCATTGTTAAACGCGACATCAATTAAAGTGGTATCTTGCAGTGACGCATCGAAAGATTTAATGAAAGTCCTAACCCTTACATAGCGCTTAGATATCGATGCAAATTCACGCCACAACAACTTTCCAATCTGAGAAGCTGGCGAGAAGAAATCAGTCCAGCCGGTCAGTCCATTGTCAGACCATTGAGCCTCAATTGTCCCCATGTTTTCAGCGTAGATGGCGAATGAGTCAATATCTTTTGATGATCTTAAATCAAACTGAATCCACGAGGGTTGACTGATTGGCTGCCATGCAAATGTGGTAAAGCCGTCAACGGTATATTCTTTGAGCTTGCCGGTGGCCTCGCTTGACGCTGTAATAATAGCATTTTCGGCCAGATTGTTTAGACCAAGTTTAATTGTCACGCTGTGCCGCCTCTATCACGATAGCTATCAATTAATAGCGCTAGTTTTTCTGCTGAGTCCTCACCGCCGATATAGTCGCCCTGGATGATGACGGTTATTGCTGACTCTCGCGGCTGTGCCGTATCGATTGGAATTACGTCACTATCGTCATCAGCGTCAGGATTTGGCGCGCCGCCAGCAGGGGAGTCACTACCGCCAAGCCCCGCAAGCTCAACGGCACCAGAGGCCGCGACAAGTCCGGCGGATAATTTCCCCATGGCCTGGGTTTTTGTATAAGCCGCCGCCGCCGCCGCATAAGTAGACGGGACGCCAGGAATTAGCTGCGAAGAGAATGCTAAAACGGCCGCCACCTGAGTGTGCGCGAGTATCTGTTTAATCGCCATGACCTTTGTTATCAAGATAGCTGCCGCCGCAAAAACCTTATTCTTTTGGCCAAGCGCGCTCAGCAATCCAATGGCGTTATTGGACGCGCTTCTCTTCACGGACAGGATCGCGCTCTCTGATCGCTTGGTTATCGCCGCCCGCTGATCTTCGTGCTGCTGCCATATCCCAGTCAGTAGATTGCTAGTGGCCTGCTCGCCGAGCAATCCGCGCGCGTTGGCCTCCGATACTATTAGCGCCCTTCTTTCGTAGCTCTCAAGTATCCGCTGCTCCTCTGTCAGCAATGACTGGCTAATTGCATCAACCTTAGCTGATAGTGCATCTTCCGTGCTGCCAGTGATCCCAGCGGTGTCGGGACTCACATCAACAGTGCCGGTAGATGCTGCGCTCGGTATGTCGTTTTTTTCTTTGATTTTCGCTATCAGCTTATCAATGCCTGATATTGTCTTATCAATAATGCCAACCTCATCCGCGCCCATTGAGTTGAGCGTGGATTGCAATCGCGAGCGCTGCTGTATGATCTCGTTGATATGCTCCTGGCTTTCGCCAAATTTTTGTGCAAGCAGGATTTCTCCACCCCTTAACCCGATCAAAACCCGAATATCTTCCGCTGATTTCTTACCTGCCACGCCCTCGACAACGCCAAGCTCAATCAGCTTTTCCTTTACGCCGTCAATCGCCGTCAGCAACGACTCAAAGCCCCTCACCATCACCTTAATGCCGTTTAATATCGATATGGCTGCGTTCATTGAAAACTGCTTAATCCCGCCCTCTGATTTTGCAATTTCAATGATCCAATTCTTGAACGCGGTTACTCCGATCTCTATCGCTGGAGCCAGCGCGGCAACTATCTGATCCCTCATGCCGGTAAACAAAAAACCAAGTCGCGTCAGTGAATCATTGGCCGCTTCAACGCCGCGAACCGCGTCGCCAGAAAGCGCACCACCCAGTAATTCGGCCTCTTTTCTGAATGCCTCCATGCCTGATACGCCGTCTTTCAGCGCATTTAAAACAACAGTGGCGCGGCCGCCGAAAAGATCCTGCGCAATGGCGAGCCGATCAACGGAATTAGTAACTGCATTAACATTTTCAGCGAGAAACGCCATCAGCTTCAACTGATCATCCATCAGCGGATTTATGTCTTCGGCAGTGATGCCCATTAATTTCATGGCGTCTTTTGCCTCGCCAACGTCGCGACTGAAATCAAACATTTGCCGGGAGACGTTGCGAGCAGCTTTCAGCATGGTATCTAAATCAGTGCCGCCAATCTGAGCAGCTAGCGACATTGCGCCAATATCCTCGGTGGATATTTTGAACAGGCTCGACATCTTGCCAATTTTATCTATGGCATTCAGGGAGGATTTAATGAGCAACCCAATACCAGCAGCGCCAGCAAGCCCCACAAAGGCACCCTTAAGGGAAAATATAGACTTTACGACCGACTTCATTGCGGAGGCGGTTTTGCGTTTGAATTTTGCAACGATACTATTCGCGCGCTTGAAATCCTTCTCAAAACGCGCAGTTTTCAGACCTAGATCGACAAATAAACTACCTATTTTCGCCATTCTTAATGATTCCCAAATACGCCGACCAGTACATTAATTCCGTGGTTGACCATTCCCGTATTTCCTCGACGCTCTTGTTTTGCCTGTCAGCCAAAATAAACAAAAACATTAAATGGGCGTCGTCGTTTAGTTTCCCGTGGCGTCCTCAAGGGTCGTGTCATCCTCCGCCATCGCCTCGCACACGCGGCCCATGACGGCGGGGTCAACGTAATTCATAAACTCAGTCCTATTTCTCGCGGCCCATAGGCGCTTACCATCCACATCAAGACTGCGAAGAGTTAGGATTTCGATAAAAGCCTGTAGACTCCCATCTTGAGCGTACTTATTAATCGCATCCTGGGTCTTGAGAGACATTGCCTTTCGGTAGTAGATTCGCGCTGGATTCTCTTCGTCGTCGCCCCATTCGGGCACGTCAACGAAAGAAAGATCATCGCTGACCTTATCGCTAAAATGAGCTTTTGCATTTTTTAGGATATTCATTACGCGACCGCCCCGTCAGTTAGTGCGCCATTACCTTTAAGCGTAAATGATTGGGTAATCATCGAGCCTTTAGCGACTGATTGGGATTTGCTTTCAATAGTGGCGGTGCCGGATCGAGACACGTTGCCGGTTACATTGCCCTCAGGCAGGCCGATAAACGCAACCGACGCACCAATGGCCATTGCGCCCTGCCCAGTGATATCCGCATCATCCCAGAAACACTCAATCGAGACAGTCCAGCTTGTAATGTCTGTCTTATGAGTCTCGGCGGGGTCGTTGATGGTGGTGTCGTCAATTGTCGCGATGCTTTCTTCTGTCGTCCAGCTAACTAGCTCGGCAACAGTATTGCCGTCGATCTGAATTAAGCCTTCGCTGCCAGTGTGATTTGCCATTTGTCATTTCTCCGCTTGAGTAGCCAGCGCTACCCTCTATGTAGTATCTCAAAATCAATTGCAACCTGGAAAAGCTTAGTCTTTTCCTCATAAAAATCAATCTCATTTTCAAGAAACGAATCTTCAATCGTTACGCCTACTTCAACCCCTTGCCAGCGTTGTAATGCCAGCAAGACCTGGTCGGCAACGCTCGTCACCTCTGAGTATGCAGGACTAAAGCAAGTAATCTGCCACCTGTCACGCCGCACGTTCGTGTCTGAGGTTAAAAGGCTCTCAGGTGAGCCACTTATTCGCTGATACGCAACAAATGGCGTGGCGACCGTCTGAGGCGCTAATAATGGGTATATTCTAGCTGATGTAAGTGCTATTAATCCGGCAAAAGTTGATAATCTGCTGTAAATAGCGTCTTCGATACTCACCTTTTAGCCTCTCTATGGATGCCTTCATTCAGTTTTTCGCCGATTTTCTTGACAATTTCCTTCTCTTTTTTGTCAAAAGCAGGCCGAAGAAACGGGCGCGCAGGCTGGTACTTTGTTCCAAATTCAATTAAATGAGCGTACCAGGCATCGTTTTTCTGCTTTTTACCGGCTCGCGCGCCAACCTGAATGAAAAAATGACTCTTACGTGCTCTTTGGGGCTTCTGGCCGATACTCTTTTTTAGCGTACCCGAGTCAACCGGTACGAGTGAGCGAGCTTCTTTAACTAAAATAGCGCCACCAGCCCTAACTGCGCGGCGCACAACATTGCTTTCAACCCGGCGCGGTAACTGCTCTAGTTTTTTAAATACATCGTCGAAGCCGCTGAATTTAACGTCAAGATCCATCGTCTTCGATCTCGGTTAGTTGGTATTTTTTCAGGATGGTGAATGGCTCGCCATCTTCGTCCAGCTCTATGTTTTCAGGGAGATATTCGCACTCAACTAAAACAGGATCGCCGTCCCTTATGAAAATACCAACAGACAGGCAGTTATCGGGTGCACCAATGGCTTTTAATAGGGCGGATGAAGCATTGTCGCCTGAAATCATAATACTCATACATCCTCCCGGCACATTAATATCATTTCACGACCGCCTTCTTTGATGTCGACAATCGATAGTATCTCGAAAATCCGAGCGCCAAACAAAAGCCGCATTTTGGTATTGATCCCAGCTAC